ACTCTGGTCTCGACAACCACGGAAGCATCCATGGCTACACTTGTTACGCCAGCAGCGTCAGACGCCGCTGGCTGGTGGGCTGCATTTTCCGCAGCAGCTTGCGGTTTTTCGTTGCTTTCGTTGGTAGGTCGTTGGACTAAAACACCAAGAAGGACCCAGATCCTGGCGAGTTGCTGGCTTTGCGGTGTTAGTGGGGGCTGCCCACAGCCGTGACCGCGAGGTTTAACCCTCCAGCACTCGAGCTAGTTGGCCACCACAACTCACTCGAGCTCAGCCTAGTTTAACGTCATAGCTGCTTCTTCGGACGGTGCTTCTCTTAGTAGGAGGCGTCAGAGCTCAAAAAGAGCTCAAAACGCTCCTCCCACTTGCGAATTTCCAAAGGACTCTCCAACCACGTGCCCTCAGCTGCTTTCTGGATCTTACGCTGCCAATGGTAGTACACATCAGGCCCGTGAGCTGCGAGCTCGACAAGCATGGTGTGGACACGGTTGAGATAATCCTCGTGCGTGTGATCGGTCTTGTTCATCCACTGAACACAATTGAGGATGGTGTCCATGGACAAAGCCGCAACAAAACGCGTGGATGAATACTGGGGCAGCCGCAAGAAGCGACGCTTCAGGAACGTGACCTCATGAACAGTAGTCCAAACTTCCACGAAATCATCTCCCTTGTTCTCATCCGTGAACTTGATGTCCCACTTGTGGAACACCCTTTTAAAGTTCAAGAAACTGAACTCTTCTCGATCTGACGATATTAGCACATCATCCCCATATGTGTCCACTTCGACATCTGTTATGCGCAACTGTGGTTTCACATCACAAATCTCGAGGGCTGCGCTGTGAGTCATGATCAGAGTCATGATTGAGTTCAAGATCACGGTCAGAACATTGCCGCTCGGATTGCAGCCGATCCACTCATAGACCGCGTTTCCAAAGGCATGCCTACTGTAAATCAGCTCATCAAAGAGGACCTCCCTAATCTCATAATCCGGCGTACCGTAATCATTGTAGAACTCGTGGATGATGTCCTTAATGCGTCGCATGGCGTTG